TTATCATACTGGTCCAGGCGTATGCCAAACCCAGAAACGGCTGATGGTGGATACGAGGGTGCGGGTATATACGGACATGGAATAGGTCCAGGTACGATTTACTATGATATTCATAGGTTCTTGTATATCATTTATGTTAAGGTGAGACAGCCAGAAAATGCTAAGGAGCGAGCTATTAAAAATTTCATCGAAGAGCTCATACCAAACAAAGAGTTCCTCGAGTTTAACGGAAAATTCACCAACCAGGGATATCTACTCTCGGATTACCACGTCGCCCTCCGAGCAAACCTCCCCACATTCAAAACTATTTTGACGCACCCATTCTTAACTGGTGAGGAATCAACGAATAGACCAAAGACACTCTCGGAGGCTCTCAAAATGCTTCCCAAGGCTAAGACTCCCGTCAAGGTTAAGACACCCAAGGCTAAGACTAAGACTCCCAGCCCCAAACTCTCAACCACGGAAAGGAAGAAGAAGATGAATAGTGCGATTAAGAGGGCTGCAGCTGTACTTGCGGCTAACAAGAATAAACCCAAAGCCAAACCGGTACCTCGGAGGAGACCCGGTGTTGTGCGTCCCAACCCAGTCCCTGAGATTCAGCCAGCCAGTCCCGATGCACCTTATGCTGTGATGTCCCCTTCCAATATGATGGAATATGCAGCGAAGATTGAAAGTGGGAGGAAGAAGGCTGCGAACAAGTTAAATGCTAGGATTCAAGCCATCAAGGCCACGAAGGGTAAGACCCCCACACCCGTTCGTCTCAAGGAGAAGTTCTCTTTCGTCAACGTAAAGGGTAAGAAGCGTGAATTTGTCAGGAAGTTTGCATACGATAGGGCTTTGGCTAAGAATAAGGCTGAGAGAGAAAAGACCAAAGCCAAGGCCAAGACCCCCACACCCGAGGAGGCCGGGAAGGAGTGGAACAAAAGGTACAAAGAAACGTTTGGAATAACCTTCAAGGAAATACCAAACTACGTCGGACCTCCCGCCGCTCACAACCGCCATATGGGTATGATCAACAATAGGAGGGAGTATGTGAACGATAGGATCAAGGGTAAGACACCCTCTTTTGGATATATTGCAACCACTGCTGAGCGAGCGAAGGAGGCCAAGGCCAAGGCCAAGGCCAAGACCCCCACACCCAAGGCTAAGAAGAACGAGTACTGGAGGTCTTTCGTTGACGTAAACGGTAAGAAGCAGGAATTTGAGAGTAAGTCCGCATATCATGAGGCTAAGCAAAAGAACTTGCAAGCTTACGCCGCCAAGTTCCAGAAAAAGATCAATCGTCAGATACAACTTGGACGTGATGCACGGTTCTCGTTCGTTGACGTAAACGGTAAGAAGCGTGAGTATGTGAGAAAGGGTATGTATGAGAAGGCTCTGGCTAAGAACAAGGCTGAGAGGAGTCTCCGTGCCAAGATCCGGGATACGATGAAACCAAAACTCACACCCAAGGTCAAGACCCCCACACCAAAGAAGGCAGTTAATATGTACATTAATAAGTTCGTAAATAAACTAGATAAAGATGAAGTCAATGCACTCAAAAAGAAGATTTGTCAACCTTAAAAACCCTCTTCGTACCCTCGTCAACTTCAGAGAGTATCTTAAACTTTGGAGTCTTGACGAGTTTCTCACCATTCTTAGTGACGAATGATTTCATCCGTTCAACTTCACCACGGGGCATTTTCCTGGTGTATTTGAGCGTGACATTCCTATTTCCGATATTGAATACAGTCGATGACATTTTATATATATGAGTATTATATACAATGTTTGCGTTTATCGCCCTAATTATCGTCAATGCATACACTCTCATTAATACAGGGAAGCCTCCTGTTACTCAGGATGGCGAGGAGGGTTGGACTGTTTACGGAACCATGGGTTGTGGATGGACTCGTAAACAACTTGATCATATGAAAAATGTCAATAAGCCTTTCACATTCATTGATTGTGATAAGGAAAATTGCGACGGTATGGATGCGTTCCCAACATTAATTTCACCTTCTGGTGAAAAGCATGTTGGTTACAAAGAGGTTTAACAACCACGGATAACCATAAGACCAATAGAAAGAAGCAACGCATCTAGCATGGTCTTGATTGGCTTTAAAACGGTAATATGCTTAACAAGCGATTCGTTCCAGAGATAGCGAAGTAGGACGGTGCTGAGGACGATGATTATAGTGTATAAAACAATCAGGGTCACGCGGTCTTCGGTCTTCTTTGTGATGATAATATCACGGATCATTTATAATATGTCAACATAATATAAATGACCCGACGGTATCCTCCCCTGAGTGGATCGGAGCCGACATTTACCCATAAGTACTGGGGTACATCGGTGGGTATTGGTAATAACAATTGTTACGCATATGCTGTGGGTGACTATGAAAGGTACCGTTTACAAAAGAGTGTCCCTGGTGATAGAAGTGGGCGTTCTAAGTGGTTCCACACATACACAAATTGCAAAAAATTACCCCAGCGTGTTGTGTCCGACAATCCTAAAAAAGTGTATATAGTGAAGGGAAATACAAGATGCAAGAAGGGGTATTACAAAGTCATGATGTTCGTTACTGGTAAAAAGAAACCTACACTGTTAAACAGTGGTGATTTTCATTTTTACAAACAACATGGCCTGGTAGAATATAAGCCAAAGGATGGTGACACTAAAACAAGTATTGCTAAGTTCTTTAAGGTATCACCGCGAAAAATCCCGAAGGTGGTTGTTGGAAAGATGATGAAAATACGTGTAAACGTCTTCAGCCATAAACGTGGTTGGGCAACAGGTCCATTGCTGAAAGATGCAAAAGGTAAAGTGATTAAGGATCCTCGAAAGGCAAATCGTAATTATGGTGGATTGAATTACAATACGTATTGTAGCTCATTCTGTGTCAAGAATAGAGGGATCAATGTTGGCAAGGTCCGTTCCAATCTCCGAAAGAAGAGCATCTAAATCTACGATATCTTCAACGTCTAGTGATATATTGAATATATCCATCACGTTAAATATCATATCTTCATCCATAGGTATGATATTTGATGTCTGGTTGTAATTATTCTCTATAGTGAGAGTTACTCTAAAAGGTGAAACGTCAAATACTTTTCTACAATCTGGACATGTATTCTTACCTTGTTCTTTCCACCCTTTAATACACTCTGAATGAAAAACATGTCCACATCTTAAAGCAGGATTCGACCGAGTCGCCCTAACTTCATTTAGACATATGGAACACACAGACATTTCCCTGGTTTAAACATGTAAAGTTTTTTTAGTATATACCCGCAACCTTGAGGAGGGGTTTATCGCATCGTTGGCAGTTACGGTCATCAGCAACCTTTTGCTCGTTCGTCACCTTCTCGATAAGCTTGGGACCCTCGCTCTGGAGAAGTTGGCGGTACTTGTAATTGTCAACATAGTCAACCTTATTTTCGGTCATGATGTAGTTGTTTAAGAGACGGGACGAAGTGTTAATAGTGAAACACCTCCCATCAGCCATACCAAGTCGCTGAGACATTTAGTATAAAACTAGAAATTAATTCTGTTGTTGATAATTGTTTTGGTCCACGACTTGAAATTTTTGTTTTTTAGTTCTTGGATAAAGTCATGACACTTATATCCCATGAAAGTGTCGAAAATATCTTTGGTTGCACTTGGTGATACCCTGATACCTGGACACTCATTTATGTGGTGATTAATTATGTTGTAAGCAAAAGCAATCTCTTTGAGAGTCTCTGCTCCTGTAATAATAATTTTACCTGTGCTGAAAATACTTGTGGTAATCCTTTTCATATCTTCCGCTGGTTTAAATTTGATCTTCACCGCAGAATAACGATCTGGTTCAAAAGATACTTCAAAAATATCGTTATAAGACTCAAAATGTCTGGCTGTGAGTTGAAGATTCACGTTATAGTTCAGACTGAAATTTGAGTTAATCATTACAACACGAAACTTATCAACCGGGAGTTCTTCCTGAATTTTCAAAACATCCTTGAAAAAACAGTTCAACTGATTGATAACACGTTTGCAATCAAATAAGTCGGCACAGCCAGCAACTTGAATACTCCCGTTTGGGAATATCTTGATAGACTTTGTGCTATAAGCGTCTATATAATTCAAAGTCACTTGATTGTAAAAAGTTGTAGAAGGCTTTAGTTTCCACTCAAACTGGGAGTCAGATTCCTTCCTCTTAAATGAAATCGTGTCTTTTTCTTTGAATAAAGATTTAATCCCTTCAATGTCAATCTTTACTTCTTCGCTAAAGCCAGAAATCATTGTAATGGTCGTGATCTTTACCCAAGAAGGCATGGTGTCGGATGAAAATGTTTTCCTAAACTCATCGAGTGTCAATAAGTAGGAAAACGTCGCGTTTGCAACTGGGTGATACATATTGGATGGATATCCAATGATATCGACTTACTTAGGTTAAAGAAAACACTTGATTTTATTTTATGACTACTGTCCTCAAATCTGCCCACGTCGTTTATGATGTGGAAGATGATATATCCTATATCGAAACTATGTATTCCAAACTCGTACCCGACGAGGGATATAAAACATTCTGTGATTATTTGAGAGCTAACCCAGTAGGAGAATGGACGAAGATCATCGCCAAGGATAACGGTGTTCGATATGAAAAGTTTATCGACACCATGATCGAAAAGAATTTAGAAACCCGTCAAAAGATGGCTTCTATCATGTTAGATAATATTCTTAATAACGTCTTTTCAAATGTTCGTACACAAATTAGACTTATGAACACGGTAAAGATTCTAGATCCCACATTTGAACCACCATTTATAAACAAGAGATGCACTTGGCAAAGGGAATTTGTAGCCACCTTCTGCAAAGAGATCCTACCTGATATAGTAGAACGCTGTATTAACCTTAGTCGTCTCGAAAGATTCTTCAACGTCTTAAAATTAATAGAATTAGAACAGCAATAATTAACCCCGCTATAACCATTCGCGGGGTGTTTACTTTCTTTTCACGTATCTTCTCAACTAAAATTTTACCGTAATCCGTCAATCCTGTGTCTATATTTCTTTCTGGAAGTAAAGGTCTAGACATTGGACAAGGTGTATTCTTCATATGCATACCTAAAGGCATGCCATGTGAAAAACTAGGTTCTTCCTCAATTTCAAATTGAGCATCTTGCTCCATAGGTTTAGTGTAAGTAGAAAACTGTTCCGTACGACGTACTGTTCCTGGGCCTGAATTGACATATGGGTTAATACGATTTATGGCAGATTCGTCATTGAGCATTCGAATGCTCATCTTGTTACTAACCGACATTATATTTTTTCATCTTGACTTTTTCTTTGTGTTCTGACCACATCTTATCTAGATCAATATTTAGCATATGTGCCAGTTGAAATAGATAACTGAATACATCACCCATTTCCATCATGACATCTGTACCACGCTCTTTCTTGAGGTTCATCTTTTTGAATTTCTTCTTATATTGTCTGATTGCCGAAGCAAGTTCCCCAACCTCTTCAGTAAGAAGAAGCCACACAGTGTCAACGTTTACTTTATCCCACCCCTTCGATTTACAAACTTTTTCTGTTTCAGATTTATAATAGTTTAAACTCATACTTATATTGATCTAGAGTCGCAACTTTAATATACTTTAAGGATATCAACATAAACAATCCATGAGGGGTAAACGATATGTAGACATGTTTTGTGGACTTGGTGCTTTTCATACAGCATTTGAATCGCTTGACCAGGGATACGAATGTGTATTTGCGTGTGATATAGATGAAAAGGTGAGAAGAATTTACAAAGATAATCATGGTATAGAACCACATGGTGATATAAACGCACTCGATGTATCAGAAATACCCGATTTTGATATATTGTGTGCGGGATTTCCCTGCCAACCTTTTAGTATTGCTGGAAAGAAGATGGGTTTTAATGATCAGGAGAAGGGTAATCTTTTTTATACAATTCTTAAGATTATAGATGCAAAATCTCC